CCAAGAAAGCCACCAGGGCGACGGCTCGCGCACGGGCAATCGCTCGCGCCGTCGGCGAAGAGTTCTACGACCACAGCCGCCTGGAAACCGTGAAGCGCAGCATCCTGCGCATGCTCGAACGCGACGGGGAACAGGCCGGCAACGTGCTGCGCATGAGGCTCGGCCGCAAGGAAAAGCGGGAGCTATTTGATCAGGCGATTAGTTTGCTGGAAGAGGCCGGAGCTGTCGAGCCGGTGCCCGGTCTGCAGAAGGGGACTCGGTACCGTTTAGGTGGTCAGGGTGACCACCCTGGTCAGGGTGCATATACGCAGGTCAACAGGCCTGACCACGATGGTCAGGGTGACCACCCAGTTAACGTCACGGATCTCGATTCGCGCAGGTCACCTGAATTGCACCAACCGAAGCTCACCGCGCCACAGGTGCTTGAGAACCACTTGATACAGGAGCGAGCAGCGGGAAAAACAACCACCGATTCGTTTGCTATCCAACAAGCCTTCATGCGTCATAGCCACCTCAGCGACCAGTCCAGGCGGCAGGCCATACACGCTAACCCGGACCTCAAGCCGGCCCGGCGCCAGGGCGGCGATGTTACCTACTCGATCATCCCCGGCCAGGAAGTCCGTTGCGAGAACACCCGAACGTGGATCGACGACTGGCTCACGGCCAACCCGCCGGCAGGCGGCGTCATCGACAAGGCGGCCATGCAGGCCGATGCGAAAGCGGCAGACATCACTTGGGACGCCATCACGAAGGCCGCCCGACAGCACCCACGGATCGACCGGAGAGGCAAGGGCGCCAACGGTGGCTGGCACCTGCTCGACGACACCGCCGACCGCGCCCAGGACGGCGAGACGGCGTGACCCGCGTCGTTTCTTTTTTCCGCGCGGGGAGAGAAACAAAATTGATCTCGAACACTCCAGACGAATCCACACCCCACCCCCGGGGGCGGGTTCCAATCTCTGGAGCCCTCCTGGGGGTGACCCCGGCCCAAGTCAGATTTCTCTCCCGTACGTTTTTCCGTCCCGTGACAAGGGGGTTCTGACCGAATGACCCGATCATGCGCGGTATGTGGGGCCGCATTCGAATCTAAGCGTGGAAATGCCCTGTACTGCGGCGGAACGTGCCGCAAAAGGGCATCCAGGGGGGCCCTACTGGCCGCCGAACTGGTCGATTACTCGCTTCTCGATGTCGCGCGAGCGACCTTGGAGGCAGTTGAGCAGGCCGATACGTTTCTGGGCGAGTTAACCCTGTTGATTGCTCGGCGCCTGTGTGAGACGCGGTCGGCTAGTGGGGTTGCTTCTCTGTCAAAGGAATTGCGTGCGGTTTATGCCGCAGCGATTGATGGTGCGACGTCAAGTAAGTCGGATGCCGTTGATGAGCTGAAGAAGCGGCGGGCAGCAAAACAGGCGTCCGCGAGGAAAGGTGTATGCGCTGATGCGTGATGACGTTCTGGTGTTCGATGCCGGCGATGCGGCGTGGTTGTTGGCGCTGATCGAGCGATTCGAGCAATTGTCTGCCCGCATGGGTGTGCCGCTGCCGAGATCGGCGCCAGAGGTGAAACGTTACGTCGCAAGCTATCTCAGTCGCGTCTCCGGTGGTGTGAACGTAACAACGCGACCGCCGATTGGCCGGATAGAGCACACTGAGGTCGATACCGGTTCTGCCGCAGCATTGTTGGGGATCACCCCGGCCGCGGTGCGCAAGCGGTGTGAGACCGGGATCTATCGCGGCGTGGCGCAAAAACGTCACGGCCGCTGGTGGATTCCGGTCGAAGACATCGAGGCCGAACTAGAAGCGGAAGGAGTGGCATGACCCGCATAGCAGATCTGTCCGGGGCGCAGATGTACGCCCTCAAGTCAGCGTTGAAGTTGCTACGCAACGACGTCGATGGGTTCCTAGAGGCATTCAACGCACTGCCGGCCGACAAGCAGCAAGTCGTGCGCGCGGTCATCGAAATCATGGAAGGGCCAAGGGACGCCGTCCCGTTTTGGGAGACAGTGCGCGGCGGCTACCAGGAGGGGCGCAGCTATGGCTGTTAATGATCGGCGTCGGCGCGAGTTGGTTGACGTTCGGGAATGTCGGGCCACGGCCCGGTTTGAGATTCGCGAGGCGGCCAGCGACGAGAAGACCATCACCCTGACCGGATACGCGTCGACGTTCGAGCCGTACGAGCTTCTGGGCGGCCCGGCTGCGGGCGGTTGGATTGAACAGATCGACCCGGGTGCGTTCACCAAGACACTCAAGGAGAAGCCCGACCTTCACCTTTTGATCAACCATGAGGGCATGCCTCTGGCGCGCACGAAGTCGGGCACCCTCGACCTGTCTGTCGATTCACACGGGTTGAAAGTTGTTGCGCGGATGGATCGTTCAGACCCCGATGTGCAGCGGCTGGAAACGAAGATGCGCCGTGGCGATATGGACGAGATGTCCTTTGCGTTCCGCGTAAAGGATCAAGAGTGGTTGCCGGCCCCGGGTTTCGAGGACGACCCCGTTTCGCTCCGCCTGATCAAGGAAGTGACTCTGCACAAGGGTGATGTGTCGATTGTGAACTGGGGCGCGAATCCAACAACTTCAGCCGAATTGCTCGGCTCCCGCAAGAAGGGCAAGAACGGTATGCGTAGAACTTTGAGCCTCGCGCAGGCGCTGAGCATTCAAGCTGTCGGTGCCACCGACAAGGCCCCCGCAAGCGTGCCGCAGCTCCGCGCTACGCGACCCTCGGGGGCTCGCAGGTTGACGCTGGCCGAGGCGATGGCCCAGATCCGTCGGGACGAAGCCGCCGCTGCCATGGAGGATCGGCTCGTCGAGCGGGCATCCGAGATTCTGGACAGCGCCCGTGAAGCCGCGGTTTACGATCCGGAACCGCCGGTATTCCTGGCTCAGCGTGGGGCTTTCGGAACGATGCTGCCGGCACCGTGTGTGGCACTGGCCGCGCAGGCCGATTACAACAAGCGCCGGCGCCAGGCTGATGCGCTGGCGGAGGTGGAACGTCAGCGTCAGAGCTTGCTGAAGCCGCCGATCGGCTGGCGGCAGTTCGACAATGGCTCCTATCGGGAGCGCTAGCCCACGGCGACCCGGCCACCCCACCCACCGATAAGCCACGAAAGTAGGTGTAGGCAATGCCGATTCCCGCGCCGATTCAGGCGTCTCCTGATTATCAGTCGTTTTTGCAGGCGGCGAACCGTATTGAGGGCATGTTCCGGAATGCGGGTTCGCGGTCTGGTTCTGCGTTTTCGCAGCAGATGGGTCGGCAGGCGGCGAATGTCACGCGCGCGTATGACCAGGTGACGAATGCTGCTGGGCGGATTCGTGAGATTGAGGCGCAGCGTAATCAGTTGATGACGCGCTCCACGTCGATTACGCAGCAGTTGACGCAGGCTGAGCAGCGGCATGCGCGGGCGTTGCAGGAGGAGGGCGCGGGTTCGCAGCGCACGATCACGGCGTTGCGGGAGTTGCAGCGTATACAGCAGGCGCAGCAGCGCAACAACACTCAGTTGGTGCGCAGTGCCGAGGCGTTGCAGCGTGCGCAGCGTGGTGAGGTGTCGGCGGCTCGGGATGCGATCCGTGCGTACCGGGATTTGGAGCAGGCGCAGCGCGGTGCGGCTAGGGGTGCGACTGAGGGTGCCCGGAACATGTTTTCGGGGATGATCAGTCAGTCCAACGGGATTGTGAGCCGGTTCGCCAATATGGGGGGCGGCGCGGGTAAGGCGTTTGTCGCGGGGGCTGCGGCTTCGATGCTGGTTGGCGGTCTGGTGGAGATCGGCGCCAAGGCTGCCGGGATGGTGTTGGACGGCTTCAAGTCGGCTATGGAAACCGGTATCGACTTCTCTAAAGCGGCCAACAACATTCAGGGCGTTACCGGGTCGACCGCTGCTGAGATGGAGCGCATTTCTGCGGTTGCCCGGAAGCTGGGCGCGGACACGTCGCTGGCGGGGACTTCGGCCTCTGATGCGCTTAATGCGATAGGTGAGCTTGTTCGTCAGGGGTTCTCGCCCGATGAGGCAATGCAAGGTGCCCGGTCGGTGCTGGAGTTGGCGACGGCGACCCAATCGTCGGTTGGGGATGCCGCGACCGCCGTGGGGACAAGTCTCAATGCGTTCGGGTTGAAGACGTCTCAGTCGCAACAGGTGGTCGATAGTTACGCCAACGCCATCCTGGGGCCAGTCGACAACTTGCAAAACCTGCAGCTTGCACTGTCTCAAGTCGCCCCGGTTTCGGCTGCCTTTGGGGCGAGCCTGCAGGACACGTTGGCGTTCATCGAGCTGATGTACAAGGCTGGCATGAAAGGCCCGGATGCGGGTACGTCGTTGAAGACGATGTTGCAGTCGGTGGTCAAGGACGGCGAACCTGCGGCGACTGCCGCCAAGAATCTTGGGTTGGCACTGTTTGACTTGCAGGGCC